AATTAACTCTCCAGGTGTACAAATTACTGAAAAGGATTTGTCGTTAAGACTCAACTCTCCAGTCGGAACAAACGTATTAGTTCCGGGCTTTGCAAATCAAGGTCCTGTTAGTGAGCCAATTCTCATTACATCATCAAGTGAACTCGAGGCAATTTATGGTCTTCCAACAAATGCTGCTGAGCGGTATTTTTACTACACTTGTAAAGAAATTCTCAATTCTCCTGGTATTTTAACCACCGTTAGACTTCCGTATGGTCCAGATGCTGGTACAGCATTTGCTAATAGCTATAGTGGTGTGTTTTATCCAATGGCAAACGGGTGGAACGCCACTCTTTCAGCTGTTGAGTGGAAAATTGGAACCCCACAACACAGAACATTTAGCTCTACTGACTATAATGCATTGCTTCAAGGAAATTTTGATTGGTTGGACACTTCTGTTGGAGCTACGTATGACACAACAACTCCAGGAATTACATCAATTAGTGAAATTGGAGATGCAAGAGGGTTTCCTGTTGAGATAGATGTGGACGGAAACGCTAAAACGGAGTATACTGTAAATGCAGGCTTTTTCATCCTCAACGATCTCCAAACGTCAATTAACGAAACAGGAGAAGGTTATTATGTAGCATTTGCTGATAACTCAGCTGTATATACTTCAGATATCCATGGAGACTTAGCTTCACCAAATTTTGATTCAGTTAAAATTGCATACACGATGGTTGGACTCGATTCGATTGATAACATCGAAACAGATAGACTAGATTTTGCAATTGAATCTACAAAAGACGAAAGCGACAAGGGAGTTCACTCTATATCAGAAATGTTAGAAAAAGTTGGTTTTCAAGCTTTTGAAACACCGTTATTTCAAGATCACCTGTCCCTTGGAGTGTTTCGTATCAGACGTTCAACCAGTGATCCAACAATGCTCACTATTGGAACATCAGAAAAATATTTAGGTTCATTTGATCACAACAGAAAGACAGTTAGTCCTACTGGTGGGCTTTTAAAGAATTCTTTTATTGAAGAAGCAGTCAATGCTACTTCTCCTACCATTAAAATGTTTGTTAATCCTAAAGTTTCTAGAGATTTTGATTGGACTTACAATAAATCAAAAGTCCCAACAGCCCGTATTACGGTAGGAGAAGCAGCAAAATGTTTGTTTCCAATTGGCGTTTATTCCCCGGACACAAGATCAGTAGAAGCTAATAAAGAAATTGGTAGCGTTCCTATGAAATTAGAAAGATCTCTTAGAACTTCTGAAAGTGTCGAAAATAATACCGTCGATGTTGTAGTGGACGGAGGCTTATCAACAATTTTTGCAGCAACTTACGGTAGTGATTACAAAGCATATGATGATGAAAGATTTGCAAATTACACTGCAGCTAAGTTGGAAAATGCACAACAATCTTGGTTGTCTGTAGCAATACCTCTTATCAATTTTGCTGAAAATACTCGTAAAGATTGTGTTGCTATTATTGATCCTCCTCGTTACCTTTTTGTAAAAGGTAAAGATGCCAAAGTAATAGAACAAGAAAATTCAAACTTCACTTTAGATATTTTTGAGCCTTTAAAGAAAATTGCATCTTTAGATTCTAACTATGCAACCATGTATGCCAACTGGATTAAATTGTATGATGGTTACTCTGGTAGGCGTTTTTGGTGCCCATTCTCTGGTTATGCTGCCAGCTGCTTTGCTCGCAATGACGCTGTTGCTCAACCTTGGTCAGCTCCTGCTGGACTTAATAGAGGTACGTTTAATTGTTTGGACATTGCTATTAACCCAAATCAAAAACAAAGAGACCGCTTTTATGAGCTTTCAGTAAACCCAGTATGTTTCTTTACTGGAGACGGTCACGTTATTATGGGTCAAAAAACCCTACAAGTAAAACCAACAGCATTTGATCGTCTCAATGTTCGTAGATTGTTTTTAACATTGGAAAGAGCAGTTTCCAGAACCCTCAAATATTTTGTATTTGAACCTAACACCGAGTTTACAAGAACAAGAATTGTTAATACAATCACTCCAATATTTGACTTTGCTAAAAACACTCAAGGATTGTATGATTATTTAATTGTTGCTGATAGCAGAAACAATACTCCAGACACAATTGACAATAACGAATTAATTGTAGATATTTACTTAAAACCTGTTCGTACTGCTGAATTTATTTTAGTTAACTTCATTGCAACTCGTACAAGTCAAAACTTTTCGGAATTAATCTAATAACTATTTAAACATATGGCTACTAATACACAAGACCAAAACATCGGTGCATTCTATCAAATTGCTCGCGAAAGAGACTTCGCTCGTAAATTTCAATTTCGTATAGTCCAACTTGGAATTGCAGGAATTGCACCAGAAGATCTTATATACGCTGAAACAGCAGTTCTTCCTGGTAGAACAATTAACAACATTGCTGTTCCTTATATGGGATTAAGCTTTAACGTTCCTGGAGTCGCATCATATCCTGGTTCAGCTGGTTACAAAATTGCATTTAGATGTGATAAAGATTACCACTTGAGAAGTCTACTTGAACAAGAATCTTTTAGGACTTTTGATGAGAGAAATTCTGCCGGACAATATTCTATTCCCGGAAAAGACTCTGTATTATCAATGGTGTTGACAAACAAACAAAACGTTGCTATTCGTCAATACAATTTATACGGTGTATATGTTCAATCAATTGATGATGAAGGTTATGACATTAAAGATACAGGTAATGTTGTTACAATAAACACAACAATTTGTTATCAATACTGGGAAGTATCAATTCCAGCCGGTGGACTTCAAGGAGTTACAGGTAGAGATAGTGCTGGTACG